AAAGCCACTATTTCTAGTGGCGGGTTGGGTCGTCTGATAAGCCGAGCAGGTAGTCGGCCGAAACGTTGAAGTAGTTGCAGAGTTTGATGATTGTAGTTGTGGTGGGTTCACTTTCTCCTTTTTCATAAGATTGGTATGTTCTTAAAGCAATAGAATTATCTTTTGCAATATCCTTTTGTAGAATATTTCTTTCAGTTTTAAGTTGAATAAGTCTTTGAGGTAGATTATGCATTTACAACACTCCATAAAAAATATTTTAAAAAAGTATTGACATGCGAAATTTAGCGTGTTAATATAACTACATGACACGCAATAAATCGCATGTCAACTATAGTAAGGAGGACGGTGAAAATAAAAAATAAAATCAAAAACAAAATAAAATTAACACGTGAAGAAAAGGGTCTTAAGCAAACAGAAATTGCTGAAAAGACACAGAAATCAATTAGAACATATCAAGATTATGAATCGGGCGAACGTCCTCCAGACGTTTACGTAGCAGTACTAATGGCTGAAGCTTTTGAAATAAAAACCTTTGAAGAATTTAAAGACTTGTTTGGAATCCCTCAACGCCAATTGAGGGAAACAAGTTCTAATAAAAAAACACAAGAAAATAGTAACACAAGAAAGCAATCAAAGTAAATAGCAAGCACCTTATTAAAAAAAGTAATAGGACAATTTTTTTATTACATATAGTAAAAAAGTGAGGTGATGGTAATGAGGTTTAAAATAGAAGATTACACAACTGAAGTAATACTCGTAGATTACGATATATTTTGCAAGACAGGCGAGAGAATAGAAACACCTAAGAGTAGCTTTACTGAGGACGAATTATATGAAAAAGGTATAGGGATGTATGATAGGGCTCAAAGAGCCAGAGGGTACTTTCCAATTGAAAAGGTAGCCAAATAGGGCTACTACATAGCGGACAAGCCATGAAAATACAGATATAGAATATTAACATGAACCATAAAAAAATAAGGGGTAAGCTTTTACCCCTTAAAAATAAAAATTTGTTTGTTGGTATAAGGGTTATAAGAGTATAGCCTTTATACCTGTAAATAAATTTCCCACCAAGAAATTCATTTATAGTTTTTAAAAAATATAATTACTTGAATGCTACCATAAAAGCATTGAAAAGTAAATAGGAGAGTGAATGCCATGAATGTACCAGAAGGTAAATTCACAGCTAGGCAAGAAGAACAAATTAATATGGGCATTAAAAAGGGTCTAAACAAAGACCAAATAGACTTATATGCCAAATCATCAATGTCAGTAGCTCAAATGAAAGCAATTCGTGAGAGCTTGGAAGCCCTATCAATCGAAGAAGTCGCTAGATTTGCAAAGGTTAAAAATAGTGTAGCAAAAATGCAATCAATAAAAGAAAGTATTCTAGCTGAAAAAAACAAATTAACTACCATAATATCTTCTGCTAACACGGCTAGAGTGTATGGAAGAGATAATGAATTGCTACCTCAAGCATCTATATTTACTTATGAAGAAAATTATGGTTTAAAGATTGATTACGCCAAGTATTCTGCAGTAGAGTTACTGTATATTAAAGGTATAGGGCGTGATTTTGGTAAAGAAGCACTGGAATTAGCATTAACTCCAAAACTCACAACAAGACATTTAATATATCTAAGACAAGCGATTAGTCCTGATGAAGATGGGAACAAAGCATTACCTTTAAAGCAAGTGGAACAGTTTCTAAAGCCTGAATATAGTTGTGGGAAAATGCCACTTGCAATAGATACACTCCGAATGGGCGGAACAATGAAAGATGTGAACTTTTATTGTAATTCAGAGCTACCAATGTCGGAATTGTGGGACATGCACTATTTTAAGTCTGAATATGGTCGTGTAGCTAGACGTAAAGGAAGGCAAAGGCGAGATGCTATACGCATAGAAAAAGAAATAGAAGCAAAAGAAGCCATTATTGCAGAAGCTAAGAGACTTAAAGAAGCTCAGGGAAAAGAAAAGGCTGAAGAAGCTAGGAGATCGCAAATTATTAAAGAGAACCAAGAAATAAAGCAAGAGAAAGAACGTATAGCAATGATTAAACGTGCTATAGCAGAAAAGGAAGAAGTACCTATTAAACAGTTATTAGCTGAACGATACAATGTTTTTGCAGATGGATTTAGTAAAGAACAAGAAACAGAACTACGCGAAATTATGGAATTTGATTTGAACCAAGAACAAATGAATGTAATAGCTAATCCTAAGTTAGGAGTTTCGCAAATGGGATTCTTAGTTGATATGTTTATTATTGAACAGTTAAATATACAGGAAGCGTTAAATGAGCTAGTACTTACAAAATGAGATGGAGTAAAGTGAGTAAGACATGGTTATACACAAATAATTATACATATATGAGTATGTGTATAAACAGGCATAAAAAAAGCCACTACTAGTGGCGTGTTGGATCGTCTGAACGGCCAACAAGATAATCTATGCTTACATCGAAGTAGTCAGCTAAAGCGGAGGTAGTGTCTAAGTTGGGGACTGAAACACATTTTTCCCAATTGTTTATACTTTGCTTAATAGTACCGATTTCGATACCTAATTGTTTTTGGGTTAAAGATTTTGAGCTTCTCAACTGGAACAAACGAGCAGAAAAAATATTTTTATCAATCATGAAAAAACCTCTTGACAGTCCAAAATAATTGGACTATAATCTTAGATATATAAAGTCCAATTATTTTGGACTAACAAAGGCGGTGAATATGAAAACTAAAATTGAAATTAAACGTTTGGAACATAATTTAAGTAAAAAGGAACTTGCTAAGATTGCTGGAGTAAGTAAACAAACAGTAAGCGAATGGACTTTGCATGGCAGAGTCCCACGTATAGAGACATTGAGTAAATTAGCAAGTTACTTTGATACAACAATTGATGACTTACTGGAATAAGACATCAAATAAATTTCCTACATTCTTGAAATTGAGTATCCAATAAAGAATCTTTTTACCCTCAATTTTGAAAATCGAATCATTTCTGGACACAAGTTAAGTTCTTAAAAAATATAAGTACCAAAATGCTATCACAAAAGCAAAAAAAAGTAAAGAAGATTAAATTAAGGTGGTGGAATTGAAATGGAAGGCTGGATAAAGCTACACAGAAGTTTGCTTGAATGGGAATGGTACAGTGATATAAACATCTCAAGATTGTTTATACATACTTTGCTAAAAGCGAATTTCAAAGATAAAAATTGGCAAGGCATTATAGTGGAACAAGGAAGTTTTATAACAAGTACTGAGGTCTTATCAAATGAAACTCGTTTAAGTATTCAACAGGTAAGAACCATACTTAAAAAGCTAGAATCAACAAACGAAATAATTGTAAAAAGAACAAACAAATTTACTCTAATAAAAGTAGTGAATTATAGGGTATTTCAAGAATTAGATAATAATGAACAGCAGGAAAATAACAAACAAATAACAAGCAATCAACAAACAGATAACAATCAAATAACAAACGAACAACAAACAGATAACAATCAAATAACAACAACTAAAGAAGTTAAGAAAGAAAAGAATGAAAAGAATGAAAAGAAAGAAGAGAGTGAGGGCGCAAGCGCAAGCCCACCCGCAAAAGGTTCAGCGAAAGAGAAGTATGGTGAGTTTGGTAATGTGCTGTTATCAGCAGATGAGTACAAGAATCTAGTGGATAGCATGGGGGACATGCTTACAAGTGACTATATCGAACGATTAGGCGTTTATATAGCTTCCACAGGAAAAGAGTACAAAAGCCATTATGCAACAATATTGAATTGGTCTAGGAAAGATAGCGAGGAAAAAGCAGGGTCTATCGCCCAAACAAAAAAACAAAGCTTAAATGCTCAACAATCCCAAGGCAAGAGCTATGACGGAGATGTATGGGGATAATTTGTGAATAACTAAAGGGGGCTACTTTATGGATTTAATTGGTGATGCGTTACTAGATATCTTGATTACTGAAAGTGCTGAAATAAATGACTATATAGGCAATGAGGGACTTTTATATTGCGGTAAATGCAATACCCCTAGGGAAACGGTACTTTCAGCAAATAAATCTGATATTTTGGCTAGGAGCTTTAAGGTAAAGAACGGCAAGATGCATTTGCCTATCATGTGCAGATGCAAAACAGCAGAATTTGAAAAAGAAAAGTCAAAACAAGACTTAAAAAATTTTAACAGGCGTATAGATCGACTTAGAGAAGATGGGTTGACTGATAAAGAATATGAAAATTGGAGCTTTGATAGAGACGACGGAAAAAACCCTAGTGTTTCAAATGCTTGCAGGAACTATGTAAACAATTGGGAAGATATGATTTCAGATAATGTTGGAATTTTGTTTTACGGCAGTGTAGGCACAGGTAAAACTTTTTATGCTTGTTGTATAGCTAATTCGTTGATCGATAAAGGCGTGACTGCACTTGTGACTAACTTTCCGCATTTACTAAAAATCATACAATCATCAGCTTTTGATGAAAATGTAAACGTAATATCACGTTTGCAAAAATATGATTTGGTCGTAATAGACGATCTGGGAGTAGAGAGAAACACGGACTATGCTATAGAGCAGGTATATTCTTTAATAGATACAAGGTATAGAAGCGGTAAGCCTTTAATTATTACTACAAATCTTGCACCTGATGATATTGCTAAACCTGCCAATATAGCTTATGAGCGGATATATGATAGGATAAAACAAAATTCTATACCTGTGAAGATGGTTGGAGAAAGTAGGCGAAAAGAAATAGGCAGAGTTAAACAGGCTAAATATAAAGATTTATTAGGGTTTTAAAAAGACTGTCAAGGCAAAAAGATGTGTAAGAATGAGAAATTGTAAAGTAAAATTAGCAACTACTTAATTTATTGGCTGATAAGAATTGAAAACTAAATGGAGGAACTGACTATGTATTTAAGTGAACTTTTAGACGACCCGAGGGAATGCCCCAGTGAAATGGCTGTAACAGTATCTATTTGTGATAAATGTGGTGGAGAGATATACGAGTTGGATGAATATCTACTGCTACCCGATGGGGATATATGGTGTGAGGGTTGCGCTGATGATACAAGCGAATTACTTGATAGGCTTGGCTGTGCATGGGAGCAATCTGAATAAGAAATTTAAAATTATAGTAGGGGGAAATGCAGATGGAAAATAATGAATTAATAGTAGTTGAGCAATTACCAATAATCACAGAGAGATTGAAGAACTTAGGTGATGAAATAGATAGAGAAATTAGTGATGCATTATTGCTAGAGTGTACAGAGGAAACTGTAAAAGAAGTTAAAAAGATAAGAGCTAACCTAACAAAGGGACATAAGGCAATTGAAGAAAAGCGAAAAGAAGTAAAAGAGGCTGTTATGGCACCATATAACGAGTTTGAAAGTGTATATAAGACATATGTGTCTGATAAGTATAAAGCAGCGGATAGCGCATTAAAAGAAAGAATAAGCTTGGTTGAGAATGATTTAAAGAAAGAAAAAGAAAACGAAGTACAAGCTTATTTTGCAGAATACATTACGAGTAAGGGTATAGATTTTATTGATTATGAAAGGGCCTGTATAAATGTAACCCTAAGTTCCAGTTTAAAGGGCCTAAAAAGTCAAGTTAAGGAATTTATAGATAAGGTAGCACAGAACTTAGAAATTATCGAAATGCAAGAGTTTAAAGATGAAATTCTTATAGAGTATAAGAAGGATTTAAATGTGTCTAATTCCATCAAATGTGTTACAGATAGACATAAAGCGATAGCAGAATTAAAAGAAAGACAATCAGAGCTAGAAGAAAAGAAAGCTATAGAGAAGACGGCAGTAGAAAAAGTGGAAGAAGTTATAGCAACTGAACAGCCTCTAATGGCTCCAAAAGAAGAAATTAATGTAGTAGATGAACCAGAGGAAGTATTTGAAGTAAATTTCACTGTAAGGGGCACTAAAACGCAAATGAAGGCATTAAAACAATTTTTGATAGATGGGGGGTATGAGTATGAGTAATAGTCCAACAGTACAAAAACCAAAGTTTTCTAAAGCACTACAAACAGCAGCATATCAGAAGGTAATAAATGATACTTTAAAAGAACCTAAAAGAGCATCTCGTTTCATAGCCAGTATTAGTTCAGCAGTTGCAACAAACCCAAACCTACAAAACTGTGATGCAGGAACTATACTCAGTTGTGCCTTGTTAGGAGAAAGTTTAGAGTTATCTCCAAGTCCGCAACTAGGGCAATATTATTTAGTACCAATGGGAGGCAAAGCAACATTTATTCTTGGCTATAAGGGCTATATTCAGTTAGCTATACGTTCTGGGCAGTATAAGAAATTAAATGTAGTTGCAATCAAGAGGGGTGAACTTGTTAAATTTGACCCTGTAAATGAGGAAATAGAAATTAACTTGATAGAAGATGAAGGACAAAGGGAAGCAACACCAACAATCGGATATTATGCAATGTTTGAGTATTTAAATGGTTTTAGGAAAGCTATGTATTGGAACAGAGAGAAAATGGAGAAATACGCAAAAAAGCACACTAAATCATACAGCAGCTTTTGGGGTAAAGATTTTGACGGTATGGCATACAAGACAATGATTAGGCAGTTAATAAGTAAATGGGGCATAATGTCAATAGAACTAAGGACGGCTCTTGAGGGTGATGAAGCTGTGATAAACAATGATGGAACTACACAATTTATAAATACGACCACAGAGGTTAATGAAAGCTTGCCTAATACCCAGCAAGAACAAGAAACAATTATAGAGAGCACCGTGGAGATTTATGAGGAATCACCGCCTTTTAACTGGCAAGCTCAAGAAGCAGTTGTAGAAAGTAGTGCAAAAGAAGTTAAAAAATCAAATTTAAATGATTTCTAGTAGAGATTTATTATATGAAGTTTGATATAATAGAGACAGGAAGTACGGGAAATGCGATGGTAATTAACTCTACAATCTTAATTGATTGTGGAGTGCCATTTAAAAAACTTTCAGATTACTATAGGAAACTAAATTTAGTGCTTTTGACACATGTACATGGAGACCATTTTTACAAAACTACAATTAAAAGACTATCGGAAGAAAGACCAATACTAAGGTTTGGTTGTGGGCAATGGTTAGTACAAAATCTAGTTGATTTAGGTGTAAATAAGCGAAATATAGATGTATACCAAATGAACACAGTATATGACTATAAAAAATTCAAGATAAAGCCATTTGATTTAGTACATAATGTACCGAATTGTGGATACAGAATCAACATAGAGGGCGAAAAGCTAATCTATGCAACAGATACAAATTCAATGAGCCATATTGATGCAAAGGGCTATGACTATTATTTTATAGAGGCAAACTACACAGAGGATGAAATAAGAGAACGTATAAAAGAAAAAGAGCAGCAAGGATTATTTGTATATGAGTTGGACGTATTAAAGAATCATTTAAGCAAAGAGAAGTGCGATAACTGGTTATATAAAAACATGAGCAGTAACAGTCAGTATGTTTATATGCATGGTCATGCTGAATGATGAAAGGGAGTAAAACAATAATGATGGAAAGAATTAACCCATTAAACGATTATATATTTAAGAAAATTTTAGGCGAAGAAGGAACAGAATCTCAATTAATATCATTTTTAAATGCAGTACTCGCAAGAACAGGCAAAGATAATATAACTGACGTTACAATCATACAAGATAAAACTCTTACACCTGAAATTATTGGCGATAAAACGAGTATACTTGATGTAAAAGCTACATTGGATGATGGGACAAAAATTAATATAGAAGTGCAACTCAAAAATGTAGGGAATATGGGTGATCGTTCATTATTCTACTGGAGTAGAGAATTTCGGGTAGCATTAGATGCTGGTCAAGATTATGACGCATTACCAAGAGTTATAACAATCAATATTTTAGGTGCAGAGTTTTTCAAAGAGACTGAGGAATTTCACACAAGTTTTCATATACGTGAGGATTTTATTAAAGATTTACAATTAACAGATAAACTGGAAATGCACTTTATAGATACGGTAAAGTTTAGACGTTTAAAAGACAAGAACATGGATAATCCGATTCACAGATGGTTAACATATTTTGATAAAAATACCCCACAAAATATAATACAGGAGTTGATAAAAATGGATAGAGCTTTAGAAGCAGCTGAAGAAAGAATTGTGTTTATATCACAAGACAAGGAATCACTTGCAAATTATTATAAAAGAGAAAGAGAATTACTTGATTATAAATATGATATGAAGAGTTCTAGAGAAGAAGGCAAGATAGAAGGTGAGCTAAAAGGTAAATTAGATACTGCAAGAAATTTATTATCGCTTAATGTACCAATAGAGATTATATTAAAATCAACAGGGTTAAGTGTAGAAGAAATAGAAAAATTAAAAAGCTTAAATTTAGACTAATAACAAAAACAAAAAAAGGGCTTGCGCCCCCATATACTTTATACTTTGGATAAAGTTATTATAATACGAATTAACTTGTATGTATATAGGGGGCGTAAGGTATGACTGTTAAACAATATTTAACACAAGCTTATTTCACTAATGAGAAAATAAAAGATAGCTTGCAAGAATTAGAACGTTTACGAATGACGGCTATATCTGTTAATGCTGGTCATACTTCACAGGAAAGGGTCTCTACAAGTGGTATTGCTGACATTGTTGGAAGTAGAGTACCTTGTATAGTCGATATGGAAGTTGAAATAGAGGCTAAAATCAGAGATTATAATAATACCAAAAGGGAAATTGAAAACACTATTGAGAAAATAGAAGATAATAGAGCTAAAGCTGTATTACTAAAAAGGTATATATATTTTAAAGATTGGGATGAAATATCAGGAGAATTGAGCTATGGAGTTAGGCAGGTATATAGGCTTCATAAAAAAGGGCTAGAAGAAATTGAAAAGATGTCAGTGAATGTCAGTGAATGCCACTATGAAGTGTGCTATAATGTATTTAGTCAAAAGTGACTAGTAAAATTTCAGATATAAGAAGAAAAAATCAGGAAGTAAGGGGATGATGACCTTTACTAATTGTTTTTTGAATTACTCACGTAGTTTGGAGTAGATTTGAACGGCTAACCAAATTGTTGTGAGTGTTTTTATATAACTTCTGAAATTATTTAATCCCTCAAGGGATTTTTTTATTTTCCTGGTGGGTATTAAAAAAGTGTATGAAAAAGTAAAAAAACAAGAGGAGATTAATCCTTTTGTTTTTTTCTTGCATTAATATCTGATTTTAGAAACAGCTTATTATTAGATAATTGTTTTATAGGAATAAGTTTACCTTGTTTTACTAATTGGTCTATATATTGGCGAGAACATCCCAAAATTTCGGACGCTTCGGCAGTACCTATTACGTTTTCAGATATAAAATTTATTAACTCTTGTTTATTTTCTAAGTCGAACAAATTAGTTCACTTCCTTTAATTGTTTAAAAACTGAATATAGTATATATACGGACGTTAAAAATATAATAATTTTAGATATTAGCATCCAGCCAGTGTATGTTGCTATAAATATATTTGTCATTAGAATAAAGCACCAAATTTTAGTATTGTGCATAATTAAGTGATGGGGTAAAATAGAGTAGAGGGGTGCGACCCCCTTTACCAAGCTACTCTTATGTTCTTAGGATTTCAATTAATAATAGTATCAAGCCAGTGATCGCCATTATTGCTTGTATTATTAGTTCTATTATCCTATCAGGAGGTAGCTTTTTTTCTTGTTTTTTCTTCTTTCTTTTACCCACATCTTTCACCTCCTTTCTATAAATATATTGTACCACATAAGTTTACGTACGTCAAGTAAAATATAAATGTTTTTTAAATTATTTAAGCCCTCAAGGGGCTTTTTTAATGCAAAAAAAATATAGAAAAAGGAGCTGAATCAAGAATATGAAGCAGTTAACTAATAAAGTGAAAGACTTTATCTTAGATGAGAGAGTAGCCAAAGTATTAATACTTGTGTCTATTTTTTGGTCTAATATTGTAGGAGAAACTACCGTGTTTGAGTCTATTTTGTTGATGGTAATGATATCTATTAGTTGGACTCTTTTGGATTTTCGTAGGGGAATACAAGAATTAAATGTGAGTCTTGAAGACAAATACAAAGACATTTAGCACGTCTTTTCTTCATTTTTTCAATTCAACTCGAATACTACAAAAATGGAGGTGGTGGGATGAAGTGAGCGAGGAAATACCGAAGTGGCAACTAGCGTATGAAGATTATAAAAATGGCTTAAAATCTAGGGAAATAGCAGAAAAATATAGCGTTTCAGAGAGCACTATTAGGTCATGGAAAAGTCGCTATTGGAATCAAAAGCGTTGCAACGAAAATGAAAAAACGTTGCAACAAAAAGCCAAAAGCGTTGCAACAAAAAAAGGTGGGCAACCTAAAAATAAAAACGCCACAGGCAATAACGGTGGAGCACCAAAGGCAAATAAGAATAATCTACGTCATGGGATATACTCTTTACTGTCGCCAGATGCATTATCAGAGGATGAAAAGGAGCTTATCTCATCAACTGAAAGCTTAGACGCTATAAGGGAGTTAGAGGACCAAGTAAGGCTATGTGATTTACTAATAGCAAGACATTTAAACAAGATAGCAGAGCTTAAAGCAGGTAAAGACGTTACTGGTACAGGTTTATCAAAAAAGGTCGTCAAGGTAAAGGGAAAAGAAAGAGGTCAAGATAGCAACTATACTTTGGAAGAAATAGAACAGTCATACACATATGTAGATGAGAAGATAGACAAGCTAAATGACGCTATAGCTAAACATATAAATATAAAAACCAAATGCTTAAAGACTATAGAGGATATCAAGTTATTAAGAAGTAAGTTATCGGAAAATGAAAAAGATGAATCCTTAGGTAAGTTAGATGAAATAATAAGTCAAACTAGAAAGCTGGCTGAAAGCAGAGGTGGCTGATAGGGTATGTACACTGAAAAGCAAATTGACTATATAAAAGATGCTAATGCTCGTTGGAACATTAAAACAGGTGCTACTAGAAGTGGTAAGACTTATATAGATATCAATTTTGTTATCCCATCAAGAATACGAGAAAGAATAGGTAAAAAAGGGCTATCAGTTATTTTAGGAGTTACCAAAGAAACTGTAGAGCGTAATATCTTAGAGCCAATGCGCAATATTTTTGGCGAAAGCTTAGTAGGCGAAATTGATAGTAGAAATAGATGTAGGCTATTTGGCGAGAAGGTTTACTGTTTAGGTGCTGAAAAGGTTAGCCAAGTGTCTAAAATTAGAGGTGCAAGTTTTAAATATGTTTATGGTGATGAGCTAGTGGAGTGGAACGAAGAAGTGTTTCAGCTACTAAAGTCCAGACTAGACCAACCATATTCTGTCTTTGATGGCACATTAAATCCCTCACATCCTAATCACTGGGTTAAAAAGTTTATAGATAGCGATGTAGATAAGTACATACAGGAATACTGCATAGATGATAATACATTCCTTGACTCTAAATTCGTTAAAGATTTAAAGAACGAGTATGAAGGCACAGTATATTATCAACGTTATATTTTAGGTAAATGGACACTTGCAGATGGACTTGTTTACCCTATGTTTAATAGGGATTTTCATATAGTGCCTACAGTATCAAGACCGTATAGCGAGTTCGTTATAAGTATGGACTATGGAATACAAAACCCTACTGCTATGTTGCTCTTTGGTAAAGCTAGAGGTGTTTGGTATCTAGTGAAAGAGTATTATCATAGTGGTAGAGAAACTAAGCAACAGAAAACAGACAGTGAGTATTATGAAGAATTAGTAAAGTTAAGTACAGGAATTAAAGTTTCAAAAATAATAGTAGACCCATCAGCATCAAGCTTTATAGCGTTAATCAATAAACATAGACAGTTTAGAGTTATAAAAGCAAAAAATGATGTACTAAAGGGTATTCAGAATACAGCAGGGTTTTTAAAAAGTGATGAATTTAAAATTAATGATTGCTGTATAAATACTCCCAAAGAACTGGAACTATATTCATGGAGTACCAAGTCATCGGAAGATATGCCTGTTAAAGACAATGATCATTGCTTAGATGCCCTACGGTACTTCGTAGCAGATATAAAAGCTGGTGCAGGGATAAGATTTTTGACATAGTAGGGAGAGGAAGTTATGGAAAAGCCAAAAGTAACAGCCGAATTTGATATCAGCAACTTAGATAAAACTATAGAAAGAATAAGCCAATTAAAAAGCTTTCTTCAAGAAGTAGACGATTTAATTAGCTCTATAAATAATAATGATACTCAATTTACTTTAAATTTTAAAACTAAACAAATACTTAATATAGAAACACTAGTAAAAATTGCAAAAGATGGATTACCAAACCATATGAGAATTGTTGATACTAGAGTAGGGTCAATAACTGATGATATCATACGTTGTACATGTCATTCTATTTTACAAACTTTAGAGGAACATCAACATTAAGGGTTTCTGATATGCCAGTTATAGTCATCTGAAAATTGTGGGAATAAGTTTAAAAAGTATGCAAAAAAATGGTATCACAAAAAAGTAATCACAGCAAAGAGGAGGAGGTGTTTAACTATATTTTTTCCATCAGAGCAAGACTATATAAACAGACTAATAGAGACACAAAGCGAGATAAACGAACAGGACTTAAAGGCATTTATAGAAAAAAATATAAGTGACTGGAAAGGTTCAAAAAAGCGTGAGCTAATGGTAATTGGTGAACAATATTACCAAAATGAAATGGACATAAAAAATAAAACTGTAGCTATAGATAGTCGTTCAAATTCAAAGCTAGTGCATGGATTTGTGCGTCAGCTGGTAGACCAGAAAACAGGATATCTACTTGCCAAGCCTCCTACTATATCAAGTGATAATAAGAATTTCAGTAAGCAACTCAATAACTTACTAGATAAAAGCTTTCTAAGAACATTCAAAAACTTAGGAAAGGACGCTATAAACAAGGGTATAGGCTGGCTACATATATTTATAAATGAAAATGGTGTATTAGCCTTTAAGCGTGTACCTAGTACTGAAGTAATACCACTGTGGGCAGATACAGACCACACACAACTTGACGCTGTTATAAGAATATACGAGTTATCAAGTTTTGAGGGTACAGAAGCCAAGACAATAACCAAAGTTGAATATTGGGATACAACAGGTATCAAATATTTTACTTATGAATCTGGAGAAATAGTAGCAGATGAAAGAGGTAGCCATTTTACAGTCAATGAGCAACAATACAACTGGTCAAAAGTACCTTTTGTAGCATTCAAGTATAATGATATAGAGCAACCATTAGTATCTATGATAAAAAGCTTGGTAGATGACTTCAATAGTCAAGCATCTGTTAATTCAGATATACTAAAAGACCTACCAGACCTTATATATATACTTAAGGGATATGGCGGACAGGATTTAGCAGATTTCATAACTAATCTAAAAAACTATAGAGTAATAGAAACTGCAGCAGAAGAAGGTAACACAGTAGATAAGATACAAACTACACCAGATACTACAGCAGTAGAAAACACTCTAGAAAGACTAAGAAGGAATATAATAGAATTTGGACGTGGTGTAGACTTTGCTAATCTAAATATAGGCAATGCTACAGGTGTAGGGTTAAGGTTTAGATATTCTGATTTAGATATGGACTGCAACATGTTAGAAACGGAATTTCAAGCTAGTTTTGAACAACTCTTATGGTTCATCAAGGTATATTTTAACATGGCTGGTCTCGGCAATTTTAAGGAATACAAATCTAATATAACATTTAACAGGGATATAATAATAAATGAGCGAGATGTAATAGAAATGTGCAAAAATAGCGTGAGCCTAGTAAGTATAGAAACTATACTAGAGAATCACCCTTGGGTTAATGACGTGATAGCAGAATTAAAGCGCATAGAAAAAGAGCGAGAAGCAGACCCATACTATGAATCCATGAGTAAAGCCAATGAGTAGACGTAGGAGAAATCGAGAGTATTGGAGCGAAAGATTTGAATACTTACAAAATCAACTATTAAAAAAAGGTGATGATTACTACAAAAGTTTAGCTAATGCCTATGAGAAAGCCCTAGTGAGCATAGAAAGAGATATAAGTTATTTCTACTACCAATTTGCACAAGATAACAAGGTATCGTATGCTGAAGCCAAACAAGCACTAAACAGCAGAGAACGCAGAAGATTTCAAATGGGCTTGGATGACTACATAGAAAGAGGTAGAACGCTAAACTATTCTAAAAGGTGGGACAGAAGACTAAATAATGCCTCCACTGCACATAGAATTAGTAGGCTTGAAAGTTTACAAATACAGATGGGGCAACAGATAGAGGAATTACATATACGCTTCAATACAGAAATGTCTGATTTAGCTAGGGAAATAATAACAGAGGGACAGCTAAAAAGTACATATGAGTTACAGATAGGAATGGAAGAAGGTAGAGCATTTGAGCTACTAGATACTAGAACAGTAGAAAGCATAGTATCAAAACCTTGGACTAAAGACGACAGGACCTTTTCTGATAGGATATGGAGAAATAAAGACAAGCTCGTAAATACTTTAGAAAATAAGCTGGAAGTGGCGTTTATACGTGGAGACCCACCAGGAAAGCTAATTAAAGAGATAATGCAGGAATTTGATACAAGTAAGTTTAATGCCTCAAGACTTGTACAAACAGAATCAGCTTATTTTAGTTCTGTAACAACTCTAAAAAGTTATGAGGATATGGAAATAGAAAAGTTCATAATCATAGCAACCTTAGACGAAATAACATCTGAAATATGTCAAGATTTAGACGGTAAAGTATTCAAGGTGTCTGATTATCGAATAGGGGACACTGCTCCGCCTTTTCATCCTTTTTGCCGAACAACTACAGCTCCATACTCTGGAGAGGACTCTGTGGAACGTGTCGCACGTGATAAAAACGGGGAAATTTACTATGTTGACGGAAACCTAACTTATAAAGATTGGCGTGAAAAATTTGTAGAATATACCCACCGTATACCCACCGATGACAAAGCTGAAAATGCTGATAACTTCTTTGGAAAAATTAGAGGAATATTTAATAGCAATCAAGACAACATCAAAATTTTAGAGGAATTTAATGAGCAATTAAATAATGTACAAAATGTAAAAGTAAGACGACTACTAAAAAACGCTAAACAAGAAGCCAAAATTACTTTTGATCCAAGCAAGGCTTCCTCTCATCATTCAAAAGGAAAAGTTACTTTGGGTACCAGAGCTACAGCATCAACAGTAGCTCATGAATTATTTCATTACATAGACTTTAAAAAGGATATTAGCACAAGAAAGAGCTTTAAAGGAGCTATTAATGCAGATTATAAAAAAATAAGAAGGGATACTGATGGCATTTACATATCGGTCAAGGATATGTTACACTCAAAGTATCCATATGCATTTACAAGAAATGGTAAGCTTGTAACCCTTAAAGAAGATTATAGAGGTATATCTGATATTCTTAACGGAATAACTAAAGGTGAGGAAACGTTTGGATATGGTCACAGACCTAGTTATTGGAGTAAAAGTGGAACGCTTGAAAAGGAAACATGGGCACAATTTGGTAGGATTTTTTACGACGATAATGAAGAAGTTATAAATATGGCTAAAGAATTATTTGGCAATACATTTAGTGAAGTTGAATCAATATTAAAGGAGTTGAAATAGTGGGTACTAGGTATGAAGACTTATCAGAAGAAATTAAAAAGCTTTTCGATGATTATTTAGATATTTTTGGAGTGTATCCCGATTATTATGAGGAGTTAGATTTGGGATGGGATGTAGAACATGTAAAAGAATCCATCGAAAAAAAAATAGAACTTCCAGTGTTATATCTGGGTGAGAATTACTGGGAAGATGGCAACGACTATTAAAGGTGATACTGTTTATTTACAGTATCTTTTTTTGTGCCAAAAAGCCCTCTAAGTAGGCAATAATTACTACATTCACTGTAGCATAAACAATCCAATAGATGGGTTATTTTTTTATTGGAAAATTTTAAGGAGGAAGTTGTAATGGAATTTTTAAAAGAAGTAATAGGTGATGAGTTATATACTCAACTAGAGTCTAAGTTAAAAGGTAATGATAAGATTAAGCTAGGCAACCTAGCAAGCAGTGCTTATATTGAAAAAGGCACATATGATACCGAAGTTGCAACAAAACAAGCATTAGAAAAGCAGATTACCTCTATGGAATCAACAGTGAAAGAGTTACTAAAAGATGCAAAAGGCGACAAGTTAGAAGAAAAGATAAAGAACTTCCAAGACAGTATACAACAAGAGAAAGTAGCTAACCAAAAAGCCTTTAAAGAATTACAACTACAAACAGCTATAAAGTTAGCAGTAGCTGGGAAAGTTCAAGATGAAGATATAGTTCTAAGTTTGTTAAAGAAAGATGAAATAGTGCTTGATGATACAGGTAAAATAAAATCAGGATTAAATGAACAGCTAGAAGACTTGCAAAAGAGTAAGTCTTTTTTGTTTGTTCCAGAAAGTAAAAACAAGCTATTTGGTGTAACACCAGCTGATGGGAGTGACAAGCAAGAACAAGGTAGTGGCAACATTGACCCAGCAGTGAGTCTTGCAAAAAGCATAGCAGGAGCGATTAAATCAGAGAGTTCAGCAGAAAACCCATATTTTAAGTAGGAGGAAAAAGTTATGATGAGTGTAAGAGAGAGCCAGTTTTTAGCAACACCGACTATTTTTAAATTAATAGACCACCATGTAGGAATAGCATTAATGATTAGTGGTTCAGATATTCCTACAAATGAACAAGGCAAAAAGGTTATACCAGCAGGAACACTTGTAGGAAATGCTATTGATGGGGTTGTAACTATTGTAAACAATAGGTTAACAGAGGGTGTCTTACTACATGATACAGATGTAACTCATGGGGATTCCCCAGCAACAATGATAATCCACGGATTTATAGATAAAACAAAAATACCAACACAACCAAGCACAGAAGCACTACAAGCACTACCAATGATTAAATTTTTATAGGGGGAAAAAATATATGTCAAAAAAATTATTAGAGTTAGTGAAAGCACAAGCCATAGCTACCTTTTGGCAAGAAGTAAATTCAAATAGGATACCTTACTTAGGTGAAACTCTTTTCCCAGCACAAAAGAAATTAGGACTCGATTTATCGTGGATTAAAGGATTTAAAGGTCTACCAATAGCCCTTAAATCATCTAACTTCGATGCTAAAGCAGAAGTGAGAGATAGAATCGGTGTGAACAAGGTAGAAACAGAAATGCCATTTTTCCGTGAAGCTATGAAAATCAAAGAAAAGGACCGTCAAGAATTATTAAAAATACAGGAATCTAACGAAGCATATTATCAAACCTTTTTAAGGGAAATCTTTAATGACAGGGGTCAATTAATAGAGGGTGCCTTGGTGCAAAGTGAGCGTATGAGAATGCAAATGCTATTAGGAGGCAAAATCAGAGTAGGAACAACAGGCGGTGTTGTATATGAGTATGATTTTGACCAAAGTGGAGAGTATGCAGCAAACAACACCTTAGAATTAACAGGCACAGATAGGTGGACAGACCACGAGAATAGTAACCCTATCAGAGATTTACAAGAATCAAAAAGATTAGTAGAGGATAAATACGGTACTCAAATTACTAAAGCTATTATGGATAGTAAGACTTGGGGTAACTTAATATTAAATAAATCTATTAAGATGGATATGAATGTAGTGCAGGGTGATAGAATTATTTTGACAGATACAATGTTAAAACAATATATCCTTGGTAAATTAGGTCTTAGCGTGGCTATTTACAACAAAAGATATAAAGACGAGATAGGCAATGAACACAGTTTCTTCCCATCAGGAAATGTAACTTTAATACCAGATGGAAATTTAGGCAATACATGGTATGGAACAACTCCAGAGGAAGCAGATTTAATGAGTGGCTCAGATGCAGATGTACAGATAGTTAATACAGGTATTGCAGTAACAACGTATAAAGAAATAAACCCTGTAAATGTTAATACTGTAGTGTCTGAAATTGTTCTACCGTCATTCGAGCGAATGAATGAGACGTTTTTAATGAAAGTATTTTAGACTTGATTAAGTATATAAATTTTATTTGATTTAGTTGTATAAGATGTGTTATAATCTGCGTATAATAAAAAAGAGAGGGTGCTGTAAACACCCCCTTGAAACAGCACAATCGCTTTAAAGGCGATTAAGGCTTGCTAAGATTTTTAGGTTCAAAAATAATCGCTGACCTTGTGACTGGGGCGATTATTTTTTTGTGTTAAAATATGTTACAAATATAGAAATTGTAAATAAAATTAAATACAAAATCTCAAATGTAGACATACTACTCACCACCTTTCGAGTTGGATTTAAACAATCCTCCTTTCAGGTAGCGAGCCATAACCGCCCTTTATCGTTTGTGCTAAATGGATTATATCATAATATGTTGTAAAAGAATATCTTTTTTAGGTGTTCTTTTTTTATTGTGGAAAGGTAGGCATTATGTATGAAAGCTATATACAAAAAAATGATAAAGTACAAAGGTGTATATCATTTAGCAAATGTACCATTTTCTATTAACTCAGAAGACATACAAGATCTAGCAGGCATTGGGGCTGAAATTATCGAAGAAGACAGCAATAATAGTATCGAGCGGTCTAGCGATATAAATAAATATTTAGAAACTACAATACCCAAATTGCAGGATGAGGTAAATTCACTCGAAGATATATCTAAGTTAGAAGAATTGATAATTTTAGATTCAAGAAAATCAGCTAAAGAAATCTACATTAGTCGTATACAAAAGCTAAAAGAGGATGAAAACGATGTTACAGATAATGATTAAACTACTAGGAGGTCAAGAAAAAGCAGATTTAGATATAGCAGAGTTTGCCCTAGGGAAATCAGAAGACTTAATAAAAAACTTCTGCAATATATCCTCTATCCCAACAGAGCTTGAAAGGGTATGCATTAGTATAGCTATAGACATATTTAGAAGTGGTTTTTATGGAAATGCCAATATACCCGCCTTTATAAGATCAATAGATTTAGGCGATACCAAAACAACTTATGAGAATCAAGCAAAGAAAGAGATTAAAGATGATACTGCATTTTTAAATCCTTACTTAAGCCAATTAAAATCTTTCAGGAAATTGAGGGGTTGGAGTTAAAATGTATGAGATGCACAACGTACACAGGGAAGCTATAGAGAGCACTTATATAGGCAAGTGTGACATTATTGAATCAGTTAGAGAAACGAATGGTTCGCGCACAAAGGAAGTTGAAAAAGTAGTTGAACAAGATATCCCTTGTAGACTTTCACGAAGTAGCAATAGTAGAAATCCGACTAATCAAACAGATACAACTAACAACATAGACTACAACAGCTTGCTATTTATTAATCCAGAAATAGAAGTAAGAGCAGGTAGCAAGATAATAGTGACCCAAAACGGAAGAACTTTAGAGTTTATACAAGCTGGTGAAACAGCCCTCTATATAACCCATCAAGAGACACCTCTAAAGCGTATAGATAAGGCTTAGGAGGTCATTATTATGCCTAAAAGAAAAAATAGTGGAATCAAAGTAGATATAAGGAAATTCAGTCAGTTTGAAAAAAAGCTTGAGAAGTTGAAGGATGAATCACTAGATGAATTTATAAAGTCAGGTGCTAGAGTGTTAGCAGGTGCGTTTTTAGAAAGAGTTAAAAAGCGTACACCAGTAGGTAAATATGGAGATAGGGTAGAGTTTACAACACGAGCTGGTGAGTTTGTAAGCTTTGAAGCAGCAACCCATCCTACTGTAGGTGGCACTTTGCGAAATGGCTGGCAGCTGGTGAGTTTGCAAAAAACTAGCCAAGGATACTCAGTAGAAATCTCCAACAACGTGTCATATGCCTCATTTGTAGAGAATGGACATGTGATTAGAAATAAAAAAGGAGGACCTGCAAAAGGCTGGGTGAATGGCAGGTTTATGCTTAGAGATACCGAGATGGAAATGGTCTTTATTACTCCTGAGATACTAGAAAAGAAACTGGAAAGATTTTTAAGGAATGAGTTAAGTGGAAAATAGAGCTAGTAATTTAAATGCTTTAATAGGAATATGCGATAGTTTAAAAAACGAATATGGCTATGATATCTACACAGATAAGATACAGCAGGGTTTTAAAGAGCCCTGTTTTTTTGTGGAAACTGTGAGCACTAATCAAAGAAGGATAGGGTATAGAAGATATGAAAGAACACAGGCCTTTTGCATACATTATTTTCCCGAGGAAAGTAATAGTGTAAATGATGATTGCTTAATAATGGGCGAAAATCTACTTTTCTTACTTGAGTATATAAAAATAGGAGAGCATCAAGCCAGAGGGCATATGATGAGATACGATATTTCAGGTGAAGTATTAAATTTCCACGTGAACTACAACTATCACTTAATAATGAACTTTAATGAACCATTAATGGAAAATTTAAATCAGATGGGGGGTATAAAAAATGGAATCCAAGGCAGAAACAAAAGATAAAGCCAAGACTAAACCAGAAAAGAAATTTACAAAGGCTAATATCTTAAAAAGTAAAGCGTATAAGGATAAGCAAGATTTAATACATGCTTTACTAGATGGTAGTAAGACGTATAGCAAAAAAGAAGTAGACAGCTTAATAAAATCATACTTGGAAAAGGAGGTCTAGAATGGGCGCAGGTGGAGGTACATTTGTAACTAGAAACAAAATACTGCCAGGTGCATATATAAACTTTGTATCACAGCCAAGGGCAATGGCTACTTTAGGTGTTAGAGGAATTGTAGCAGGACTTCTAAACTTAAACTGGGGTAAAGAAGGCGAAATAGTAACAGTTGAAGCTGGAGACTTTCAAACCAATAGCTTAAATATATTTGGTTATAGCTTTACATCTCAAGAAATGTTATATGTACGAGAATTATTCCTTGGTGCAAGGACTTTAAAATTCTATAGACCATCAGGCGGAAATAGTGCAACGGTCACTATAGGATACCTGAGAGTAGACGCTTTATACGGTGGTATAAGAGGAAATGATATAAAAATAGTGATTGAAAGCGATATAGACGATGAAGATTACTATTTTGTCACTACTTTAATAGGCGAAGAAAATGTACAAGTTGATACTCAAAGGGTTAAAGATATAAAAGAGCTACTACCCAATAGCTTTGTAAAGTTTGCAGGAGAAGGCGAGTTAGAGGAAACCGCAGGTATAAACCTAGAGGGCGGTACAAGCAGAAAAGCGATTGGTAATGATTACAGCACATTTTTAGGTCTAGTCGAAAAAGAGGAAATTACAACACTATTCTATAGTGGCAATGATGGTATAACTAAGGGGCTATTCACTGCATTCACAAGAAGGCTAAGAAATGATGAAGGCTATAAGATAACCACAGTACTTCATAACTATGCGACAGCTGATTTTGAAGGTGTAATATCCGTAAAAAATGAAGTAGAGGGTGAAGATAAAGAGGCTCTAGTATACTGGGTTGCTGGAACGAGTGGAGGAGCTGAAATTAATCAGTCCTTAACTAACACAAGATATAACGGAACCCTTGACGTTAACACCAAATACTCAAGTAGAGAGTTAGAAGAAGCAATACAAGGCGGTGAGTTTATTTTTTATGGAGATTCTAACAATACAAGAGTCGTAAAAGATATAAATAGTTTTACAAGCTTTAATCCTAATAAAAATAGAGATTTTAGCAGTAATCAGGTAATAAGAGTACTTGATGAAATAGGCAATAGTACTGCAAGGATATTCAATGACCTATATCTAGGTAGCGTACAAAATAATGATATTGGTCGTACTTTGTTTAAATCTGAGTTAATTAGCTACAATGAGCAGTTACAGGCTATACAAGCTATTACAAATTTTGAATCAGCAGATATAGATATATCACAAGGTCAAGAAAAAGGCGATGTTGTAGTTAGTCAATACATAGAGCCTGTTTCTGCTATGGAAAAGTTATATATGACAGTAAGAGTAATCTAAAAAGGGGGTTAAAAGTATGAGTCAAAGAACCTTAAAAGCTATAGATACAGTAAGAGGGTCATTGGGTAAGGCTTATATAACCATAAATGGAAATAGAGAAGAACTACTATACGCTAAAAATATAGATATTGTAATGGATAAAAACAAAATAGAAGTCCCTGTACTAGGGTCAGTGGTAACGAAGCATAGGGCTGGAGGATGGACAGGAACAGGAAGCATGACAATCTATTATGCTACCAGCCTTTTTAGGCAACTTATGCACCAGTATTCAGTGACAGGCGAGGATACATATTTCGATATGGTTTTAGAAAATAGCGACGCAGGAAGTACATTAGGAAGACAAGTAATATTACTTAAAAACTGTAACATAGACAACATATCAGTTTTCAAGGTAGATGTAGAGGCAGAGTATTTAGATGAGGATTTAGACTTCACTTATGAAGGTTGGGAAATCCTAGAGTCTTTCAACCCTGTAGTTGGCGAATAATTCAGAATATAAGGAGGATATTAATATGAATTTAAAAAGTTTTTTGAGAGAAAACGCAGAAGTCGTTAATAACCAAAAAGTAGTAATAAGTGAAAGGTTTAAGGACGATAAGGGTAAACCTATCCCATTTGAAATTAGAGCTTTATCAGAAAAAGAGGTTGAACAGCTAAGAAAAGCCTGTATCAAAAGGGTAAAGGTGAAAAAAGGTAGTTATGATGATGAATTGGATAGTAGTCTTTTAGCTACTAAAATGATTATAGAGAGTGTAGTCTACCCACCATTGAAATCAGAAGAACTACAGAAAAGCTATGGTGTTTTTGGTGCAGAAGAACTCGTACAAGCTATGTTTATTAGCGGTGAATATTCAAATCTTAGAGCAAAAGTGCAAGAAGTTTCAGGATATGGTGTAGATTTAGATGAAATGGTGGAAGAAGCAAAAAACTAATATATGAAGATGATACTGACGCTAATATAGTGCATTATTGTCTTCATAAATTTAATAAATTTCCACATGAGTATATGAATTTGCCTATAAGAGAAAAGGCTTTAGTTATAGCCTCTATAGAAGTTAAGTTAGAAAATGATATAAAGTCGCAAAAAGAAGCAGAGCGAAACGCTAAAAAATCGAGAAGAAGTAGGATGTAATGATTATAAGCCACCAAATATATAAGGTTTAGGAGGTGAAAAATGCCCACATTACAGGCAACATTAGAATTACAAGATAAGATGTCCAAAAAGATAAGCAAGCCACTAGACAAGGTATCAAGACTTAATAGTAAACTGACTGGCTTAGGTGGCAATAGTGGTTTTGTAGAAGCTACTATGCAAGCTCAAGAGTTTGGAAAAAGATTAAGTAATATACCAACTAATTCATTATCAGAAGCTATAGATATGGGCAGTAATGACAGCTTATCAAATGCCATGAAACAAGTACAAAGTTTTGGTGAACAGCTAGAGGGTGTGCCTACTAATACACTATCAAAATCGCTAGATATAGATAACAATAGTCTAGCTAGAGCAATTGCAGACGTGCAAAGTTTTGGAGAAAAAATAAACGGTATTTCTACTGATACATTGTCTGACGCAATAGATATAGGTCGAAATAATGAGCTAATAAATGCTACAAGACAAGTGCAAGAGCTTGGAAGTGTAATAGTAGAAATACCATCTAACACACTATCAGATGCATTAGATATAAATAATAATAGTCTAGCTAGAGCTACTGTAGATGTACAGGAATTTGGAATTAGAATAAACGAGGTACCTATCCATACATTATCTCAAGCACTGCACATCGATAGAACTAGGGACTTAATAAATGCTACAAGACAAGCGCAAGAGCTTAGAAATATAATAATAGAAATACCATCTAACACGCTATCGGACGCATTAGACGTAAGCGAAAGTGATAGTTTAGCAGGAGCTATTATAGACGTACAAGAGTTTAGTGGTGAAATCAATGGATTAAACAACCATTTATTAGAAACTACAAATTTAACAAATGAAGCTACTCGACGACAGTCACTATTTAATAAAGTTATAGGTCAAGGTAAATCTCTTGTATCAGGACTTAGTACAGATTTAAAGGCTATGGCTATAGGTTTTGTAGGACTTCAAGGTATTAGAGGAATTAAAAATCAAGTTCAATCTTGGTTAGGTATGGCTAATGCAAGACAAGCAATAGAAGTCCCTTTTGAAGTATCAATGCAAAATTTAGGAGCCACTAAAAGAGAAATTGATTCTATCAGAAACTATGCGGTAGGCATGGGTGATAGGGTGATTTTTGGAGACGACATGTTTCTAGCAGGGGCTACAGAACTTGCAAGACATGTAGAATCAGCAGAAAGCATTACTATGCTAAATAATGCACTAGCAGACTTTACTGCTGGTGCAAGTGGCTTAAATGCTACAGCTGGAGATATGGCCTCAAAAGCTCAAGTAATAGGGATGGCTCTACAAGGTAATTATAGACAGCTTGAAAGAAAAGGCTTTGCTTTATCTGAGACACAAAAAGATATGTTATATTACGGTACAGAGTTAGAAAGAGTAGCCATAATAAACGATGTAGTAGCACGTTCATTTGGCGGATTAGCAGAAGCATTATCAAATACGCCAGAAGCTAAGATGATGGAACTAAGAGGTGCTATAGCAGGGGTACATGAGGAGATAGGGTTAAAATTACAGCCCATATTTCTAGACATGATGGGTCAAATCAATAAGCACTTACCTAAAATAGAGGCTGGACTATCAGGAATAGGTGCTGTTGTGGTGAGCGGTACAGAGTTTATATCTAATCATGTAGTACCTGCAGTATTAACAGGGTTTAATGCCGTTGGGAATGGTGCAAATCTTATTGCAGATATATTCACTAATAACTGGGGTATGATTGAGCCTGTAATAGTAGGTGTAACAGGGGCTTTAGTAGCACACAAACTAGCTACAATAGCTACAACTAAATATACTGCTATGCTGAGTAAAGTGCAGGCTTTTAAGACTGCTCAGGGCATAAAGCAGATTACAGTAACAAATCTAATGACTATAGCACAAAAGAAACTCAATAAGGCATTACTTGCTAATCCTAAAATGTTAGTTGTAGCAGGAATTGGTGCAGTTATTGCTATGACTGCTAGATGGATACAATCGACTGGAGGAATACACAATGCATGGCTGGAGTTTCAAAATATGTTTCTATCATCATGGGAATTTATGCAAAGAGCTGCGTCAAGTGGTAGCATGTGGGTACAGCGTCAACTAATAAATATGGGTCTAGGCTTCTGGAATTTTAATAATGGTGCACTAGATGCTCTAGGCAATCTAAAAGTGGGCGGATTAACGATAGTACAAAATATGGTCAACGGTGCTATTGGAATGATTAACGATTTAATCAATGCTGTAAATGGCATACCTCTAATATCTATAAGTGCCATAGAGGAAGTAAGCTTTGCAACTCGTGCAGGAATATCAACCAAAGCGAGACAAGACGCAAGAAATAATCTACTAGGTGATGTAAGAGCTGGAGCAGATGCATATCTTGCAGGTCTTGATAATAGACACAACGAAATGGTCCTAAGACATGAGCAATCAAGAACAGAAAGACAAAATGAAATTAATCGTAGACGTGAGGCATTAGCAGAAACTATAGATGCTAATGCTTGGGGCGGAAAATTAGAAAATTCATTTGCTACATACCAAGACTATAATTACTTTGGAAATCCATTAGAAGATGTTTTAAAGGACCAGCTAGACGTACTAGATAATTTAGCAGGTAGTGGTGCAAACACAGCACGAAACACAGGTCTTATGGCTAGTGAAATAAATATATCAAAAGAAGATTTAAGATATTTAAGGGATATAGCAGAGAAAGAAGCAATAAACTATATCACGACAAACACAATAGTACCACAATTACAAGTTAATGTAGAAAATATCAGAGAAACAGCAGACTTAGACGAGGTTTTAGAAGAACTTGAAAGAAAGGTAAAAGAAGAATTGTTTAATAGCACTGAGGGGGTTTATGCTTAATGTATCAATTTTTTCTAAATGAAGATTTATTACCAATTCCCCCAAGAGAGTTCACTAATAGAGTAAACAGCAATAACACAACAGAAGAACTATTAACTGTTGGTGAAATAAACATTCAAAAGAGCATAGGATTACGACTATTTACCTTTTCTTTAATTTTGCCTAGCAATAAATACCCTTGGATAGCTACAATAGATGACTTTAAACCGCCTATATATTACCTCGTTAAACTTAGAGATTACAAGAAATCAAAAGAACCCATAAGGTTTATAGTTACTAGGTTAATGCAAAATGGAACACCCATATTTGATACTAATATTTTAGTATCTGTTGAAAACTACAATGTAGTAGAGCGTGGAGGTGAAAACGGAGATGTTCATGTTAATTTAAACCTCAAGGAGTTTAAAAACCCCACAGTTAAAGAAACTACAATACAGAGCATTAGTGGTAGTAACATAGCTGATGAACCCCCAACACCTGTATCTATGGGGCGTAGCTTCACTACTGAGCCTATTAGTGTGCCTATTCCTCAAGTTAAAACCACCTATATCACACAAGAGATTATAAGACCAGTTAAGAAAAAAGCTAAAGAGTATAGGATAATGGAAGGTGATACTCTATGGCGTATAGCTAAAACCCAGTTAAATGATGGATCTAGATATAGAGATATAGCAATATTAAATGGTATCCAAGATGTTAATAATATTCAGGTTGGTCAAGTACTTAGGCTTCTTTAAATTATATTGACAACACGTATTATACGTGTTATAATTTATATGTAAGGGGGAAAAAATTATGAATTCTAAGGACCTAATAAAACTAGCTAAAAAGAATGGCTGGACTAAAAAAAGTCAAAATGGGTCACATATCAAGTTAGTACATGATAGTAATAAAAAAACTATTATACTCCCTTATCATGGGGCTAAAGATATCCCAATAGGTACACTAAATTCAATCCTAAAGGATTTAGGGCTTAAATAGCCCTAAATTTATATATAATAATATCAAAGGGCAGGTGCTTAATATGCTAAGTAAAATTTATATGTTTCCAGCTATAATAACTAAGTTTGCAGAGGATGACTTTAATGTTAGATTCCCAGATATTGAGGAAATAAATACATTTGGTTCAACCTTTGAAGAAGCCTATGATATGGCTGAAGATGCTTTAAATTTATATATATTTGATTTATACAGTGATGAAATAGAAGTCCCTTGTGCTAAAGAGTTTTTTCTGAATTTAGAAGAAAATCAAACGCTCATAGTTATTAAATCAGATTTAAATAAAATAATTAAAATGCATGATAACAAGGCGATTAAAAAAACTCTTACAATACCTTCATGGCTAAATAAAGAAGCTGAAAAATCACATATTAATTTTTCACAAGTATTACAAAAGGCTTTAATAGAGCATTTGCATATAGACGCTTAATAGCGTCTTTTTTAATTCGAGGAAAAATTAAATGGAATATAAGATAATGATTAATGAGAACGAAGTCACATATTACTGCAGTAGAGAAGTAAGGCTTGAGAGTGCGAGACGTAGAAGTGGAGCTAGGCTCACTTTTCATGTAATTAACAATGCTGGTGTAGCATTTTGGGAAGGCGATACTGTAACCTTAGAAGTTGATGGCATTAAGATGTTCAAAGGCTATATATTTAGCAAAAGAAGAACTAAAAATCAGATAATAGAGACCATATGTTACGACCAGTTAATCTATCTAAAACTAAACAAGGAAACCTATATCTATGAGGATATGACAGCTACAGAGGTAATACAAAAAATAGCTGGCGAATTTCAGTTAACCACTGGTTTACTAGCCGATACGAAGCATGTAATACCTCATCGAATAGAAGATATTCAGACGTTAATAGATATCATCTATACAGCCCTAGATATAACCTTAGTAAACACTGGTGACTTGTTTATTCTTTATGATAATAATGGAGAAATAACACTTGATAATATAAACGACATGCGAATTGAGAAAACCATATCTGCAGATAATGGGGTTATTAATTTTGACTACCAAACAGATATAAACACTAATACTTTTAATAAAGTAAAATTAGTAAGAGACAACGAAGAAACAGGGATGAGAGATACCTTTATAGAGAAGGATAGTAGCAATATGGATAGATGGGGTATTCTACAATTACACGAAAAAGTAAGTGACAACTTAACGGAGGGTCAAATAATAGACTTAGTTCAGCGTAAATTAGCACTACATAACAGGCTAAGACGTACACTAAAGGTTAAGTACCTACAAGGCGACCCAAATATTAGAGCTGGAAACTCCTTAATGGTTGATATTCCGTATTTGGGAGATATACACTTATCAGCTTGGCTAATAGTAGACCGTTGCACTCATATTTTAACCAACAGCGAACACCGTATGACTTTAGATTTAGTAGGTGATTTTTAATGAGCTTGATAGACGTTATAAGGGAATGTGTAGAAACAAACATAAATAAGAATCAATTATGTAACGTAGCTTTTGGAACGGTAACAAGTGATGAGCCTTTAGAAATTCAGCTAGACGATAAATATATACTAACTAAGGATTACTTGATACTATGCAGGAATGTTACAGAGCATGAAATATATATGACGGTTGAGCATGAAACAGAAAATCATACACATACACATGACATTAAAGTGATAGACGCATACACATGTAGTGGCGAAGGAATAATAGAAGAAGAAACGCATCTACATGAATACAAGGGTAAACAAATGTTTCTGGTGCATAAAGGTTTAAAAGTAGACGAGCGTGTGGTTCTTATAAAAATGTCAGGTGGTCAAAAGTTTTTAGTAGTTGATAGGCTAGAAGAAAAGGAGGAATAGTAATGATTCCTAGTGCTAATAGACCAGAAGAAACCTATGTAGTAGTGAATCATCCAACAAAGACTTATAGCCTAGAAGTTGAAAACGATAGAATACGAAAAATGACAGATGGGCTAAAAGCTATGGAGCAGTTTATATTTAAATTAGTAAATACAGAAAGATATAAATACCCCATTTATAATTGGAATTATGGCATTGAGCTGAATGATTTGATAGGAAAGCAAATCTTATTTTGCAAGGCAGAGATACCAAGAAGAATTGAAGAAGCCCTAAGTGTTGATGATAGAGTTATAAGCGTTAGAAATTTTGAATACCTAGATACTAACGACAAAAATATATTGCATGTAACATTTACAGTAGAAACTATTTATGGAGATATAACCTCAAGCAGGCAGGTGAACATTTAGTGTTTGAAACTGAAAATTATGAAGTAATAATGCAAAGAGCCTTGAGCAGAGTCCCAAACGATGTGGACAAACGCCAAGGCTCTATTATATGGGATGCATTAGCTCCTGCATGTGCAGAGATAGCGCAAATGTATATAGAGCTTAATAACATACTAAATCTAACCTTTGCAGAGACTTCACATGGTGAGTGGCTAGAAAAACGCTGTAGAGAAATGGGCGTACATAGACAGCCCGCAACTCATGCCATACGCTTAGGTGTAATGACTGGTACAAATGGTGTGCCATTTGATGTCCCTATAGGAGCAAGATTTTCTATTGAGACAGTTACTTATGTAGTTATATCTAGAAATATTCAAGGTCAATTTCAACTTAGATGTGAGCAGGTCGGAACAGTGGGAAATAGGCTGTTCGGCAGGATACTTCCTATTGACAGTATTAGAGGATTAGTAGGGGCTGAAATAGAGGATATATTAATCCCTGGAAGCGATGCTGAAACTGATGAAAGTTTGTTTAGGCGGTATGAAGAACGTGTAAATATTATACCATTTGGCGGTAATATAGATGATTACACTTTGAAAGTAAACTCTATTGAAGGTGTAGGAGCTTGCAAAATAATACCTGTATGGAATGGTGGAGGTACTGTAAAAGTCCTAATCTTAGATAGTGCATTTAATACTCCGTCTAGCGTCTTAATTGAGCAGGTACAAGAAATATTGGATCCTGTGCCCTTTGCACAACAAGGTAGAGGTAATGCACCAATTGGACACTTAGTCACTGTAAAAGGTGTAGAAGACATAGCTATTCATATAAATGGAACTTTGGTTCTATCACTTAACACAACTATAGGTCAGATATCAGAGGAAGTAGAAAGAGCTATTGAGGATTACTTATTTAGCCTACGTAAGGAATGGTCTTATCAAAACCACCTTGTAGTAAGGGTAGCTCAGCTACTATCAATTATTATTAATATAAGGGGTGTGGAAGATGTAAAAAATCTCACTATAAATGGACAAGAAGCTAATTTACCATTGGCAGATAACCAGATACCAGTAAAGGGGGTGGTAAACTTGCATGAATAAACTAATGTCATATCTACCTAAGTACTATGCTGATGTTGACGAAATGCGTCATTTAACTAGTGCAGAAGTACCAGAAATCTCTAACTTATGGGAATCTATAGAAAGTGTTAGGCAAAACCAGTTCATATCAACTAGTGATAGTACTAGATTACGTTTATGGGAGAGGTTAATTAGGATTCGCCCTGATTTTGCTACACAAAGCTTAGAATACAGACGAGAAGTAGTTCTTCTAAGACTAGCTCTAGTCCCACCACTTTCATACAGATGGTTAGAAGGCTTATTGAATGACAGAGTTGGATTAGAAAACTATAGTATAAATTTAGATCATGATAGATATAGAATCCAAATTCAGATAATACATGAAGATGTGAAAATGATATCTGAACTTAGGAGTTTTTTCAGGCACACTCTACCCGCCAATATGTGCATAGTCATAGAAAGAGTTAGCATTAAAAAGGAAATCCGAACCCCTATAATTACAACAGGATTTACTATGACGCATAATAGGCACTTAGCAACAGTAGTAAAAAGAGATAGGGTTGTAAAAGAGAACTCAGAAATTGAATTGAATTTAGTAGGAATAACTAAAACTACAAATAAACATGTATCCACAACTACTGAAAGAGCTAGAGTAGTGGAAGAAAAAACAAATTTCGATTTACCTATAGTATCAATAGTCAGAACTGTGAATAATCATAGCTTCATAGCTATTGAAAGACCTGTAAATTCATTACGGATGCAGGTAATTCCAATAGCCATAACTAAAGGTATGAATAGACATAGTTTTATAGCTATAGATAGAGAAATTAAAATAAAGGAAAAGTCAGAAATTAATATGCCAATAGCAGGAATAATTAAAACTATAAATAAACATACATCAGAAGATTTTAGATTAGGGAGGTGATTATAGTGGCGAGATTTAAAACAATACTTACAGATGTTGGGGCAGTACTTTTAACCCAAGCATTAGTAAGAGAGGAAAAAGTAAATATAGATAGCGTTGAGATGGGTGACGGAGTATTTGAAGGTGATAAAGCTAGAGTACGAGGTATAACATCACCAATTACAGTAAATACAAAAATGAGCGATAGGGAATTTGTTGATGGTGGAGGTGAACAACCAAGTCTACTGAAAATAACTGTACAAACTTTCAATGATGGCTTAACAAGTCCTGCTGCAATAAGGGAAATAGGGCTCTTTGCTGAAGGAACGCTTTTTGCGTATGCATGGATAGACGGTGCGGACACTGACAATATATTACCTCCTCCACTTGATATAAGCGTTGCTGATACTATACATGTACATGAACTAGCCTTGTTTGTTACAAACCAAGAAAGTGCAAATATAGAAGTAAGTTTTACATTTGGAGGATTTGTAACTCATAGACATTTAGATGAGCAAATGAAAACTACTATGTATAATCATAACACAGACCCTGATGCACATGGAGGGTTGACAAACATAATTATATCTGACGTAGAACCCACAGAACCTAGTCAGTTTTGGCTGAAACCTCACGGTGGTGCGATTAGCAATAATACTGGTAGTGGGATAACTTTAAATATATCAGGCGCACACGTTGGCGACAGTCCGCCAACCGACACAAGCAACATATGGTTTGAAAGCATTGAAGCATAAAAAAATTAAATTTTGGAGGGATTAGACATGAGTATTAAGAGATTAGTAAGACAAAACATTTGGAATAAAGCTACAGAACAGTGGGAGCAGGGCGTAACACCGACTATAGCTAAAATAGTTGAAACCAGTGATGGTAGCAACGTACAAGCTAAGTTAGACGAAATGCCACAACAAATCATAATGGCTCAAACACAAGCGAAAGATGATGCTATTGATGCAATACGAGCTGGAGTTGCTACAACTGGGGACACTCTCGCAAAGCAGTATGCGTTAATAGGCGCATTACAAGCACTGGTACACTCTGATGATGTTGACCTAAATACAGTACAGGAGATTGTAGCATTCATTAGAGAAAACCGTGAGAACCTTGAACTTATGGGTGCTAATAAAGTTAGGATTGATGACATTGTAAACGACTTCACAACAGTTTCTACTGTTGAGGGTAAAGTGCTTGATGCAAGGCTGGGTACTATCCTCAAGGGGCTTGTTGATACACTTAGAGGAGATATCACAGCTCTGCAAAATCAAGCCCAAACTTTTGTAACAGAAACCCAACATACAGAGGATTTAGCCAATATTGCTATGTCATCACGCCCGACAATAAGCGAAACACCTCCTCTTAATCCTGTTGATGGTCAAATCTGGCATCAACCAGTCGGTTTTATAGAAATTTAAGATATTTACTGAAAAGACTTTGAGGGTTTAATCTCAAGGTCTTATTAATTATAAAGGGGGATTTGTCCTTTGGCAGATTTAGAATTTTTTTTAGCTCACCGATATGATGAAACTACTAAACAATTTATTCCATATACCTATACGAATGTGGTTGAAAACGTATATTTAGGCGTTGATAGCGAGGAAACTGTAGCTGACGTTATAACGCGAATCGATCAACATTTAGATAATACAGGTATACACGTTACTCATGAATGGACAGAGAACATATCTGCACTGATAGCAGAGCTAATTGCATCTGCACAACAAAGCTCTATAAACCCAGAGGAAAGAGCAAGGTGGGAGCAAGCCTACCTAAATGCAGTCACAGCTCTTGATATGGCACAAAATAACGCTGGGTCTATCGCCGACCTTAATGGACGGCTTTTACAAGTAGAGGATAGCATTTTTAATGAAATCACAGCAAACCTATTTACCATTACATTTGATACCCTAACGGGTTTGAATGTGATTAGAGGTGTTTGGAATAGATCAAACCACCGTATAGAGTGTTAGAGGTACTAAAAAGGAGGAATTATATGTCTACGCAATTAGGCAATATGTCCGTTGGCTCTATCGTAAAAATAAGAGAGTCGGACGTTTTAAGAAACTACATTGTTGTTCATCAACCAGGAGATGCTAATCCGAGTGTGGCTTATCAAGGCTTCGAGAACACAACAATCTTGATGAGAGAACGAGCACTACCGAACCGACGAATGAACGGTACGAATGTTAATGACTATCAAAATAGTGAAATTGCAGGCTGGCTCAACGGCGAGTTTTTGAACAGTATCGATGCAGATATCAGAAATCAAATACGACAGGTACGAATACCATTTAGGCCAGGCAGTGGAACATCACCAAATGTTAATATCGGGGCTAGTGGGTTGCTAACAAGGATATTTTTACCATCGTTGACGGAGGTTGGTTTTACCACAGGGCAAATCGCATCACAGCCTAATGCGGAGGGCATAAGATTTGCGTTTTTTCCAGATGCATTAATTGGGCAAGTAAATGATGCTCTTATTGCTAAAAATGATGAGGATCCGTCCGTCAACTGGTGGCTTCGTTCTCCGTCCTTGATTAGCTCAAACGAGTTTTGGCGCATACCGGACATCGGAGGCGGAGCACCGGGCAATGCCTCAAGTTCGAGCAGGGGGTCTCGTCCTGTTTTCGCTCTTCTATCTTCTCACCCTATCTCTACTTCTGGCGAGGTGAGAGCACTGCAACCTCCGGCAGCGCCTTCATCTATAAGTGTGCCGACGAACATAGTAGCAGGAACTGTTATAACTGTTTCTTGGGGAGCTGCTACAGACCCTCAAGGATTTGGACTAACCTATATTCTGCAAAGGCAGATAGACGGTGGTGCGTGGACACAAGTCTCTTTCAGTATGGGATTATCTTCGACCAACTTTATCGCACCTGGTACTACTACTGTGGCATTTAGGGTTAGGGCAAGAAATATAGCGGATCTTGATGGTCCATATCGAACAAGCCCTACTAGAACGGTAACACAACCTTCGCCACCACCGCCTCCGACAATACGCCCCCCAATAACGCCACTATCTATAAATGTACCTACAAACATACTAGGCGGAGGGAATGTAACTGTTTCTTGGGGAGCATCTACAGACCCTCAAGGGCAAGCAATAACCTATATTCTGCAAAGGCAGATAGACAGTGGTGCATGGACACAAATCTTTTCAGGTTCAGGATTATCTACAATCGACAATATCCCAGCTGGCACTACTACTGTTACATTTAGGGTTAGCGCAAGAAATACATCTGGACTTGCAAGTGGACATCAAACAAGCCCTACTAGAAATGTTATAAACAATCGACCTCCATCTGTAAACGGTACAGACGTTAATTTAGGTGTTCAAACAGGGGCTTTTACCCATAACTATGTTGTGACAGACCCCGATGCTGGCGACACGCTGACAGTCATTGAAAGAATAAACGGCGTACAACTAAGGCAGTTTACAGCAACGAATGGAGCGACGAATACTCTGACAATAAGTCAACAAGACTTTCTAGCACTTGCTAACGGAACGAACACGTTAACTATAACCGTATCCGACCAACTAGGACTGAGCGCAGTTAGGACGTTGACTTTTAGTAGAAGCGAAACGCAGATTGAAATTTTGCTTGAGAGACCACGCCCTGCAAATGATAGGCCTACTAGGGCAGTGATTACAGTAAATAGACAGATACCAACAGGTGCGGTGCTTGGCGTTGAGATTTGTAACAATGCTTATGACAATAATCCTACCTGGGAAGACTGCACCCAGTCTGTACTTGATATGGGTATTTACCGACTCCAAAATACCACAAATACTGCTGGAAGATGGGGAGTAAATATTCGCGTTAGGGCAAATAGAAACGGAGCTACTGGACTGTGTTGGATTTCAAGTATCGGTGGTGCATTTGACAACATTTAGTTATAGGACAAGGAGGGCTATTTATGGGATTACGAGCAAGAACTGATGATTTGATAGAGTATAAAGAGGAAAATGAAAGAGCTGCGGCTATCCAGTCTGCAACCATTTTGATTTTCCATAAGATGGCCGAAGCTGGTGATATAGGAGAGAACGAGATTGTCGCTCATATGGCAATTTTTGACGCATGGACGGGGGATGAAATTTACACAGAAGGAGCGATAAGGCGTTGCCCTGAGAGCAGAGATTTGTTCCGTTGCATAAGAGAGCCTAATTCGAGAGCGAGAAGCTCAAAGAACGCACCGTCAAAAGCGCCCGACAATTGGGCAAGCCTTACAGAAAAAGTTAAAACTATGTAGAAATATTACAATATATGTGTGGTAATAAAATTAAAGTCAGAACCAGATAAAATAAAAGAGCAATAAAGGTTGTTTTTTTATTTCTCTTTCACACGACATGAAAGGAGGTGAAAAATTTGTACGAAAAAATACCAATGCTTGGAGTAGCAGGAGTAGGTAGCATATTTTCGCATTTAACAGGAATATTCACACCTCTATTTATACTACTAATATGCTTTTGTATTGTCGATTTTATAACAGATCTAATGGTGCTTTTAAAAAATAGTGAGAAGCCAGATAAGAATGCTCTTTTTATTATGTTTATTAGAAAGGTATGCGTACTCTTAATGATATCATTAGCCTTTGGGTTTGATATCTTAGTACATTTAGCATTATTAGTATTGGGCATTAACTTAGGGTGGGGAGCTTATTTTGGAATTTTATCCGTGTTCTATCTAGTGACTTTATTGGGTCTGGATATTATGGAGAATTTAGAGGAGTTCGACGTTAAAGTTCCCTTTCTATCAGCTGCGCTAAAAACTTTTAAAGAAAAAATTCAAGGAAGTAAAAATTAATAATTAAAAAAATAAAGAAAAAACAAAAAAGTTATTCATTTTAACAACTACATCATATTAGGAGGAACACAAATAATGGATAGCTTTATAGCATGGGTAGGTGGCAAAAAATTGCTTAGAAATGAAATTTGTAGCTACTTTCCAGAAAACATTGAAAGATATATTGAAGTATTTGGTGGTGCTGGATGGGTACTTTTTAATAAAGAAAAACATGCCAATTTTGAAGTTTATAATGATATTAATAGCAACCTTGTTAATTTATTTAGATGTATGAAGCATCACCCAAATGCTATCTTAGAAGAATTAGAGTACAGTTTAAACTCAAGAGAGTTTTTTAACGATTATAAACTTCAACTTAACACACAAGGGTTAACAGATATACAAAGAGCTGTTAGATACTTATATTTAATAAAATCATCATACGGTGCAAAAGCCAGTTTCTTCGCAAGCAGTAACCCTAGAGATACTGAAAATATCAAAGATATAGATGAAATAAAAGATAGATTATCCAGAGTTGTCATAGAAAATAAAAGCTTTGACGAGTTAATCAAGAAATACGATAAAGAAAGTACTTTGTTTTACTGCGACCCTCCATACTATAAAACTGAAAAGTATTATGATACTGGTGACTTTGTATTTGATGAGAAGCAGCATATTAACTTATGTGAACTATTAAAAGATACAAAAGGTAAATTTATCTTATCATATAACAATGATGATTTTATCAAGAGCTTATATAAAGGCTTTAACATAATAGAAGTGGATAGACCTAACAGTTTAAGTACTGGAGCAAATAAAGTGTATAAAGAATTGATAATCAAGAACTACTAATTTTTTTTTAATAAATCAATTACGTTATTAGTAATTTAATTACTAATAACGTAATAAAAAGGTGTATAGTGTTAATATTTTGCTAAATATGTTATTTAGGAGATATTAATGCAATGATTAAAATTTATTTATCCGTTATTTTAGGCGAGTATAGAATGACCCAGTCAGAACTGGCTAAAAAGACAGGAATCCGTCCAGCCACTATAAATGAAATATATAATGAAACCATTGAAAGGCTTAATTTGGAACATCTAAGTAAAATATGTGAAGTACTAAATTGTGATCTTGAGGATTTACTACAGTACATTCCTGACGAAGAATATTATGCAAATAGAGTAAGAAAAGTAAAACGCTCTAAAAAATCAAAGAAACTTTAAAGATGCCTCGAAAGGGGTATCTTTTTTATTGCAAAGGGGGCTAAAAGATGAGCAAAATAAAAATATTTTTAGACGCAGGTCATAATAACAGTGGATTCAATACAGGGGCTGTAGGAAATGGATTAAGGGAACAAGATATAACATTTGAAGTATTAAAGCTTTTAGGTGATATGCTGAAAAATGACTTTGAAATAAAATTGAGTCGCCCAACTAAAGAAACCAACTTGGGTATAAACAATGCAACAGCGATAAATGCAAGGTGGCAAATGGCGAATGAATGGAACGCAGACTATTTTATAAGTATACACTGCAATGCCTTTAATGGACATGCTTCAGGGGCAGAAACACTATATTTTAGAAAAGATTCTGTAGAGTTCGCAAGAGTAATACAAGATAATTACATAGAGGAAATAAGGTTAGTTGATAGAGATATAAAGTACAGAGATAATATAGCCGTACTAAGAAATACAAATATGCCAAGCATACTAATAGAACTAGCTTTTATAGATAATGAAAGTGATGCGGAGGTCTTGAGAATGAATAAGGTGAAAATAGCAAAGGTACTTGCAAATGCTATATTTAAATTTTTAGGGGTATCGCCTCAAGTATCATCGCAATCTACACAAGCAGCAGAAGTAACAGAACAAACAAAGGATATACAGGAGGCAAGGGAAATGAGATACCAAACACTAGAAGAAGTACCAGATTGGGGTAGACCCACGATAGAAAAGCTAATAGCTTTAGAGATGTTGCAAGGCAATGAAACAGGATTAAATATATCAGAAGATATGTTAAGGATATTTGTAATACATGATAGAGCTGGAATGTATGGAGAAATGGAAAGTCAAAGCTACATAGAAGTACCTACAAGGTTTACCGCAAGTGAGATAGAACTGCTTGAGAAAATAGTACATGCAGAGGCGCAGGGTAAAGATGAAAAAGGTCAAATATTGGTAGCAAATGTGATACTAAATCGCCTAGAAAGTCCGTACTACCCAGATACAGTAGAAGAAGTGATATTTCAACCGAATCAATTTGAGCCAACTAGAAATGGAATGCTTGAGATAGCACAACCACAAGAAATAACTAGAAATGCAGTAAATAAAGCTCTTAGCGGAGAAGACCATTCTCAAGGGGCTTTATTTTTTAGAAGTGTAGAGGGTTTAGCAGGTAGTTGGCATGATACAAATGCAAAACTAACTAAACTATTCATTCATGGTGGGCACGTTTTTTTTAAATAGATTAAATCCATAAAAATTTTAAATATATAAAATTTATTAACTAGATTATAATAAAACATTGAATTGAATGTAAGGTTAAGGCTATTAATTAGTTCTTAAAACTAAAATTACACAGGCTAAAATATTATAGTTAAATAATTTAAAAAATTATAGTATAATAAAAATATTCAAGTTAATCGCAATTTGATTATACAAAGCTACATCATGATATTAATTAATTTATATTTTTAACATTTCATGTTTGTATGTCATAAAATAACTGTGTTTTGACTTAGTGAAAGGATGACATTAAAAATGGATATATATTTAAGCATATTTGATGTTTCAAATTATTTTTTAACTATTGAAGGAATGACTCATAAAAAGTTACAAAAACTATGCTATTATGCACAAGCTTATCATCTTGCAGTCTCAGGAGAGCCTCTCTTTAGCAATAATTTTGAAGCATGGATACATGGTCCAGTATGTCCTGAGCTATTTTATCAGTATAAGGGTTTTTTATACATCTCTTGTATAACATCTAAACATGAATTTAATGATAAGATAAAGAATTTCCTTGATTCGATATACTCTGTTTATGGAAGTATGACAGGTGACGAGTTAGAGGAATTAACACACTCAGAAATGCCTTGGAAAAAGGCTAGAGCTGGTCTGGAATATAATCAACCCTCTAACTCAATTATTAACATAAATGATATGAGGTCATACTATAAGAACATTCTTAATGAATAAAAGAGTGAGGTATTAAATTTGATAGAAGCTATTCAAGATAATATAGTTATGTGTTCAGTATTTTTAATCCTTGGCATAATAATAGGAGCATCTATTACAGCTAAGTTTAGTGCTATAAGTAAGAACATAAATTTTTATTTTCAATACTTGAAATCACGCCCTATAGAGGCTATCGTTGGTCTTATTATGCTATTTCTTGCTTTTGGCGTTATTTTTCATTTAAGTATTATAGTTGATAATGCATTTGAAGTTTTAAGTTTTATTTCCAGCATTTTAATAGGCTGGGTATTTTCTAAATATTCTACTAAACTCTCTAATGAAAAGATACAGAAGGAACTTGCATCCATTTCATATAAATATAGCGTGGGAGTAAGAGCAAAATTAACTTTGCTACAAAGTATCTTAAAAAAAGAAATAGATCTTTTTAAACGGTGTAGTGATAAAGAAAATGGATGTGCTCATATAGATAAACTAAATAATATAGAGCACATACTACATATTTCATTGTATGATATAGAGAGTAGCATAAGTGATTGGAAAGGTGAAATTTGGGAAGAATTCGAGTGTTATGAAAAAATTTCTAACATAGAAAGGTCTATTGAGTCGGTAGATATGGTTAAAAGCGATGAAAATAGTAATTCTGCAAGAGATATTGATAGAAGAATAAAAGAACTAGAGCAAGAAAAAAATTTACAAATAAAGAAGTGTGGTTATAAAATTTACAATCATATAAAATCAGCAGAAACAAATAGATTAAATATTAATAAGCAAAGGTCTAAACAGGCTGACTTACGCTCTATACTCAGTAATATTTTTACCAATAATGATTAACGCCCTAGACTAGAAATCTAGGGCATTTCATATCAAATATCCATATCAGACTCTATCATCTTTTTTAAATAGGCAAAACGATTATTTATTTTTGACCTTTGTGAACGAAAGTTCAACTCATCATATTTACGCTTTAAATAGTCATATGCTTCAGTACTTTGTCTTACTTTTTTAGGGGGTAGAATTTTTATTACAAGGTTATATAAAAGTTGTATTTCATTGAGTGAAAATTCATTATCGCAGGCTTCTAATAAAAAATTAAGTATGTCTGAGTGAAATGTAGATTTCTCATAAGTAAGTAATCTAACTGACTTCTCATTTTCACTTAATGACTGTTTAATGAAATCCTCAAGTTGCAAAGGATTTTTATATTTTTCATTTCTAGATATGGTAAACTTTAAGTCATAAACTTTACCGCCAGACCCCTTCTTTCCTGTACTCTCATATGTAAAATCTATATCAGTATTCTCATGTAAAGCTAAACGACACGCTTCTAATACTCTAATCTTAAAATCACCAAAACGTTTATATTCACTGGACTCAATGCCTAATAATTCTTTCAGTTCTTCAATAGAAATAATACGCGTACCTATTTTTTCGTATTGCTTTAAAATTTCGTACATTCTTAACTGATTAGAGCTTTTTAAGCTTAATGCATTCCATAATTTATAAGTAAAATATTGATTTTTAAACTCAAACATAAGTGGTAAAGCTTTATCATGTGCATCTATCTCTACATACCAATTATTACGCATATCCATATCAATCTTACATTCTTTAAATAATTGAAAAACTTCAAGTCCACCACGTTCAGTAGGTATTTTAACAGTTTTAGTAAGTAAGCTATCTGCTAACACTGCAAATTGATTTATATTAATTCTACCAAAATCCATAATCTTTTGAAAATCAGCAATAGGAAACTTAACAACTCTGGTACTTGTATCTTGAGAATTTATCTTACTGAGATATATACTAAAAAATCTTAATTCTTGAAGCGTCATATTATTTGCTCTTATATCATTCAAAATATTTCTCTTGGTAACTACATAATTCTTCTTTAATGACATTTTACTCATCCTTTCAAGTTACTATTTAATCTTAAATTGACATAAAATATTTTTTAAAATTACATTATGATTTTTTTATAAGTTTATGTTACCATATTTAACAACGTATGTAAATGAGTGTCGTTAAGCATGCAATGAAATGTCGTTAAGCATGCAATGAAATGTCGTTAAGTATGCAATGAAATGTCGTTAAGTATGCAATAGAATGTCGTTAAGTATGCAATAGAATGTCGTTAAGTAAATCTCACACACCGCATAAATACTAGCCTAAAAGCACCCGAAATCAAGGTTTAAATCAAGGTTTAAATCATTTATATAAATCAAGCTATCAATCAAGAGAAAATCAAAATTAAAAAGATATATAAAAAATAAAAAAAACACTCCAAAAGTCAATCCTCATCTAATACATAGCAATTTTCAAAAAATATACAAAAAATTGCAATATATACATTTAAAGACAGCGATTAAAGTAAATAAATCAAATTGCACAAAGTTATCCACATCTTATCCACATCTTATCCACAAAGTTATCCACAAAAAAAGTTATCCACAAAGTTGTCAACAGTGACTAAGTAATTAATTTCAATATGATTAAAGTTATCCACAAATCATGTATACCTCTCTTTGTTATATGGCTAATAATCATTGCACACACACATGTGTATACACATATAGGTAAACTACCCTAATCTACACTATCATAAAAAATAGAGTACTTTTTGCTAGTCACTATAAAACCAATATTTGACAAATAAGAATTAATACTCTATCATACATTTATCAAAACATATAATAATAACCGTAGATTAATATACACATAATAATGTGTGTATATATACATGTGTATAGGGGGAAATTATTAATGGAAATTATAGCAGTTATAAATCAAAAAGGAGGGGTAGGAAAGTCTACAACTGCATTAGCTCTAGGTGCAGGTTTATCACTCAAAGGCTTCAAGGTACTATTTGTAGATATTGATGCACAAGGCAATCTTACATATACCCTAAAAATAGACGAAATAAGCCCAATAAGTGAAAACTCCTACGATATCTTTACCAAAGACAAAATCACGCTTAAAAACGCCATACAGAGCGCAAAACAAGGTGATGTTATAACAAGTTCACCATACTTAGCAGGAATTGATGCAACTCTATCATCTGCATCTAGGAAAGAGTATAGACTTAAAACAGCCCTAGAGACCTTAAAAACAGATTATGATTATATTATTATAGATACACCACCCTCATTAGGAATACTCACTATTAACGCCCTTATAGCGTGTACAGGGGTAATAATTCCAGCCCAAGCTGATATTTACAGCCTGCAAGGAATAAGCCAGCTATATAAAACCATCGAGGCTGTTAAAACACACCGTAACCCCTCATTGAAGGTATTAGGAATACTTCTAACTCGTTATAGTAATAGGTCTATTATAAGCAGAGATATGGCTGAAATGATGCAAGAAACGGCAACACAATTAGGCACAAAACTGTATTCGACTAAGATAAGAGAAGCCACAGCGATAAAAGAAGCTCAAGTAAGGCGAAAAAGTATATTTGAACATGCTCCTAAAAGTAAGGTAGCCAAAGATTATGCCGATTTTATTAACGAAGTGGTAGGAAAGGAATAGAAAACAATGGCAAATAAAAAAAGTTTTAAATCTGATATTAACCCAGCTATGCAATTCTTTAGCGAAAATGAAATAGAAAAAGAAATAATGCCGGCTAAACAACAAGAAATACAAGATAAGCCCCCAGAAGGATACAAGTATAATCCTCTTTATGTTGAAACAAAAAGTAAGCGACTTCAGGTTCTCGTACAACCTAGTCTTTATGAGAAGTTAAAGAAAAGAGCTACTGAAGAAGATAAAAGCGTCAATGAAATTATAAATATTTTATTAAAAGATGGATTGGAAAGGGAATAGATTTTATAGATAGTTTGATAAATGTATAAATCTATACACGTGTATTTATATGCATACATTTATGTGTATATTGTTATGTATATATTGAAAAATTTAGGCAAGATACGTTTTCAGCACAAAAAAATTACTATTGTTAGTGGCAAATTGAATCATTTGATAAATTATCGGGTTAAAGTGTGATATTATAGAGATATATCACTTTGTGTCTAAAAAGCATTTATGAATTTATTTTTAGATATAATGCTAGAGAACTTAGTGGTAGGAAGTAGAAATAAATATAAGGAGTTAATATATGGATAATAATACCCAGCTAATGATAGGTGGTCTCATAGACCACAAAACCGAAGCTGCAATTATACATCAACGAATTAAGGATGGATATATTAGTGCAACAGCTATATGTAAAGCTACAAATAAAATGTGGGGACATTATTGGTCGACAGAACCAACAAAAGCTTTTATTAAAGAGCTTTCTACCGATATCGATATGCCGATATCGGAGATGGTACAGTCTATAAAAGGTGGCATTCCACATTTGCAAGGGACTTGGGTACACCCACAAGTTGCAATACATTTAGCTCAATGGGCCTCTCCTAAGTTTGCGGTCTTGGTTACAAAGTGGGTAATGGATTGGATGAGTGGCAACATATCTAATAAAAACCATACGCCCTACCATTTACGAAGATATTTTGCTAATAAACCCAATGTTCCTTACGGACATTTTTCAATGCTAAACGAAGCGTACGTTGTTTTGATTGGTCCTCTTGAGCAACTAGGATATGCAGTAAGCGATAGTCAGGTTCCAGACATATCATTCGGTAAAACTTTTTCAAATTTTTTAAAAAAAGAGGGGTATCCTGTTGATACATTTCCTAACTATAAGCACAAATATGAAGATGGACGTGAAGTTGAGGCTAGAGCATACCCTAATGAGTTACTACCAGTGGTGCAAAAATTTCTCATAGAAGATTGGTTAAAAAATAGAGCTACAGATTATTTCAAAAAACGTGCACCAGATGCTTTACCGTATTTAGAACAAATGATGCAACTACCCAACCTTAGAGAAGTTATGGGATATATTGAAATCTAATGCACTAACAAGCTTCATACATATAAATACATGTGTATATAACTATATTCCAATAAAAAACCACTATTAATAGTGGTTTTTTAAGTTAATCAGTAACTTTTATATATACTATTTGCTATATTCAATCAATATCTACCTTTATTTTTTCTATTTCTTCTACTGATAAATGTGTTATTTTTGATATAAAGTCAATAGGTGCACCTTCTTTTAAAGCTTCTTTTGCAACTGCAATTGCTTTTTTTTCCTCACCTTCAGTTCGACCTTCTATTATGCCCTCTTCTTTGCCCTCTTTTCTAGCATTATAGAGTCCACTATTAACATCAAGTTGAAAAATAAGCTCGTTTTCATATTGTATTCTTTCCTCTTCACTGCTACTTATTTCATCTAATACATTAACTGCCATGTTAATCCCTTCCTTTCGATTTATAATTGCGTTCAATATCTCCTTTTTGCTTTTATCTGTAACATATCTAAAGAATATTGCCCACATTTCTAGGTTTGTCATCTCGCTAACAGGTTTTTCTATTACTCTATCTATTTTTGGCAATTCTACAAATATTATTGTTTCGTCATCAGATAAATCGTTACCTGACTTATCTCTATAACGATAATCGTTTACAAACTCTAATTTATTTTTCAATAATTCAAAATTAGTTATGCAAACCAAGTAGCACTTTTTCAAAGCATTATAATTCAGTCCTGCTATTTCTTGGCTTGTATACGCTTTTGAAATTATAAATTGAGAACGTTTTTTAAAGTCATGTATGTCGCTTAGTTGCATTTCTATTATTGCCTGTTCGCCATCATTAAATTTAACCCGAACATCAAAAATAGATTTTTTTCTTTTTAATACATCTACTGGTATTTGAGAGTTAACCACCGTTAAGTCTATAATTTCATTAGTTGGCTCAAACTCTAAAACACTATTTAAAAAGTCTATTAATGCTATTTTAGAACGTGTTTCATCTGCTGTAAATATCCTTTTAAATACATAATCTTGAGTAGGACTGAAGACCTCACTATCCATATCTATTCCGAAATATTGCTTTATCGATTTCTTAGTTGTTTCGCTTAACATCTCTTTTCTTTCTTTTTTATCCATATAGTCACCTGCTTTCTTTCTTTAACTTATATTTTCTTTTTGCATCGGTATAGCTGATGACAGTATTCTTTTTTCTGCATAGATTAGTTCTTGCTTATATAGTTCTGCTTTCTATTTATAAACATCGCCCCTATTTCCTATCGTCAAAACTACGATTGTAACAATATTATTATTTATAGTATAAATTACTCTGTAATCACCAACACGTAGCCTGAATAGGTTGCCAGCTCCATTCATTTTCTTAGTATCTCCATATGGAAGTGAGTATATATTCTTTAGCAGACGATCCCTTTGTTTTTGATTTTGAGTATCTAAAAATTTTAAAGCTTTCTTTTCTATGATAACTTTATAGTTCATCAAGGTTTACTCCTAATTTTTGAACATAGTCATCTAGTGAAACAAATTCCATGTTTTCATTATTTTCAATCTCCTGTATTAGGTGTAAATCAAATTCGTCAGGTTCTTCAGATTCTACATACAGTAACGCCATATCATTTAAAATATTCACTATATGTTGTACTTTGTCATCAGGCAAATTATTTATTATTGAACATGCCTTTTCTTTTATTGTCATACAATCACTCCTTTAGCTTATATGCTCTTTTAAGTTTTTCTCTTGTGAAGCTGATGATATTTTCCCTTTTTTAGTATCTTTAGATTCTAGTCTAGCATTACTTATAATATTTTCTAGCTCGAGGTCATCACTAGTCGCAGATGTTTCATCATCCACCAAGTAATCATCTATTTTCCCCTCTATTTTGTATTTATTTCTTTCGGATAGCTTAAGGAATTTATTTATAATCTTTTTATCAATCTCACTGCTTACAGAGATGCTTGGTGCGCTTTCTTCACTATCTGGTATTTCATGCCCTAATTCATGCAGTAAATTTTCAATTTTGTAGACTTGACAAATAGTAAGCAAAGTATTTGCGTCTGGTTGGCGATTTCCGCCTTCATACCCATATAGAGTTTTAGGCGATATTTTAACCCCCTTCTTTAATAGTTCTGCAACAACAAAGTCTGGCGAAAATTTCAACTCTTTTCTTTTATTTTTCAATAGTTGCGAAATTTTATCTTTCATTCAATCACCTCACTCCGAATTTTAACTAAAGGCTATGTTGCTGTCAAGAAAAAAATCCCCGACATGAAGAAAATAATCTGAAAAAACGCTTGATATTCTCCAATTTGAAGATTATAATGAATTTATTCTTCAAATTGGGGAAGAAAGGAGGGGTTTGCGTGAATAGACCAATTGAATACTATTTGAGGGAATATATTAAAGAAAGAGGGGTGGCGATTTCTGTTATTGCCAAAAGAACAGGTATACCAGACAAGGCTCTCTATAACAGTCTAGGTAAATCTCGTAAGCTTAGAGGAGATGAATTACTTTTGATATGTAATTTTTTAAAAGTAGAGCCTTTATCTTTACTGAAGTAAGTAATAATTAAACAGTTGAAAGGAGGTGCGCATGGAAAACGAAAAAAGCCACTATTGCTAGTGGCGAGTTGGGTCGTCAGATAAGCCGAGCAGGTAGTCACTTGAAACATTGAAGCAGTTACAGAGTTTGATAATGATATCATATGCAGGCTTATTGTATCCGTACTCATATTTTTGATATTGTGCCTCTGTAACACTTATACCAACTGCAACCTGTTTTTGAGTAAACTTACGTTGCTTACGAATTTCTTTTAGACGTTCATGAAAAGTTGACATAATACCACCTCAAAAAAATATTTATAAAAAAACTATTGACACTGCAAATATGAAGTGATAATATATCAATATAACACTTCATATTTGCAGTGTTGAATATAAAGGAGAGGGTGAAAATAACTAATAATTTAAAATTCTATCGAAAGAAAATAGACTTATCACAAGCCAAATTAGCAAAAATAGTAGAAATTAATGAAACACATTATCAAAAAATTGAGTATGGCGAAACAGTCCCAAGTGTGTTAATTGCACTGCTTCTAGCACAAGCACTGCAAACTACAGTAGAAAAGTTATTTCCTCTCGATAAA